GTCATAGTCTTCATAGGTCTCCACATCATTACTACCCACTTGATAGGGGAGAGGATAGAAGTCGGGTTGAACCCGAGTTGAAATGCCAGCTCGGTTAAAAGCTAGCCGCATCATGTCATTCATCGTCACGCTCCGACATATAGATAGATAGCCATAAGGCATAACCTCCAACAATGATTAGCGTGCTTAATATGGCGAATGATAGATCATCCATTGTGCATACTCCTAGATAGGTCTGAGTTCGTACCGATAGACAAGAGAACTCGGGTTGAACCCGACTTGATAGAAACTCCAGACATGCCAAACTCTGGACGCATAACCGATAGGTCACGCTCCAGTTTCTGGACTGCTAGATAGAATCTATCCATATACTCTCCAATCTCGGGTTGAACCCGACTTGATAAAATAGTGCTGAAATAATTGATAGATAAATCAACACGTTATAAATACTTAGCTAAACTCCAAAAGTATTTAGTAAAGCCCAGCCCAATGAGGACTAGCTTTAGTAAAATCTTTTGTGGAAATTAAATTTGAGACATGGGAAAAGCCCCTTTCGGGGCTATCCTTTCTTTCGGATTAAGCGGCGTTCCTTTTACCTTTCTTCTTCTTCGGTGCTGACTCAACTTCGGCAGTGCCTTGAGTCATCATCATTTCAGAAAAGAGGCCAGTTTGAACTACCATCCAGTCGTGAGTTGACTGTGCATCAGAGCCGTCTAGGAATGATCTAATAACTTCGATCATCGTATGCTCTTCTTTAGAAAGCATCACTAGCCCTTCAGCAATGGGTTCGGGTTTGGGTAACAAGTTAGCCTTTACAAGTTTTTCTCGGATTGATTCATCTTTGATCTTCTTCAAGGTGTTACGCATTCCGCTTTGAGTATCCTTTTTATGGGATTCATCAGAGGCGATTAGTTGATCTGTCTCTTCGACGCCCAATTGCTTATAGCAATTATAGCGGTCACTTAAATAGCGCATCTCCTGACTTGAGTTCGACCATTCCGACATATCAACAGCGCCATGCTTAACGCAAGCTTTCGCAATAGTCACCCAATCTCGAGCAACTTGGCTGGCTTTGTCTAAACCGACATTGCCTTTCTCTTTGCTTTCCTTGCCAAACCGAACCTTATAATCAGTCTGAATATCATGTGTCATTAGCCCGATATCATTCTCGGTGATCAACTTTGTATTGCTCGCATATATAGCAAGAATACCGTTCATCACTTTGTAGATCTCAGAACCTTTTAACTTGATTGATTTTCTATACCCTTCAATTTTTAATTGATCGGGTTCAACTGAATTATAAGCCGCTGTTTTCTCATTTAATAAAGTCATAATAAATTTCCTATTAATTGGTTTAATGCCCGTGGTTTCTCCAGAACATGCAACTATCATATCAACTATTATTTTTTGAGTCGTAATGACCCCTTAAAGATGCAAGTCGGGTTGAACCTGATATTAAATCCAGCCAACATAATCCACAGGCAAAATCTCAAATCGTGGGGGGTATGGGGCGTGTGCCCGTCTTTGTAAGAGTGGGCCACCCTATATATAGAAACACCCTCTAAAAATTTAAAACGTTTTTTAAAACGCCTCTTAGAAGTTCTCCTAACGCACATAATATCTAAACCTATACGTTGGCCTACCCCTAACATCAATCGTTGCTTAGACAGCCATTCTCGAAGCCTTAGCCGCTAATCCTCTGTCTGTAGGAACCCGCCCTTATACAAGTCCAGTATTCCTCAGTTGGATATTGCAAAAAAATTTTTTATATTTGTGGGGAAATAGATCACACCTAGACAAGGATTTATCACCCCCTGTTTATATTTGTATTTTTACTTGTATGTTAGAGACCCACGGTGGGACTAGGTAAGTGTCTGTGTGGGACTACCCCTAGTGTCTGTGTGGGACTAGGTGGTGCCATAGGGGGACTAGGTAGGGGAATATGGTTGTGGATAATATGCACACTTATACACAGGTGCAATAAAATAACGATATAAATCAATAAGAACAGCGTGCCTTATTTGAACATATTTGTGGATAAATGCTTGACGGTGTGCACAATGAATGTTAAAAATGTGGATAACTTGGGAGTGAAGACAATTAAGTGTAATCGTATTTCATTCCTATAAAGCCGTCATTCCCCTGATAGGCTTACTTCATAAGGGTTACATCATGTCAGAAGACATTAACCCACCTCAGAAAAAATCAATCTTTAACAACGCTAAGCAGACCGAGGAAAATAAAAAGTTCCGCGCTAAGCAGGATGTTGTCGATCAAAAGTATAAGGCTCGCTCAGATTATGAGAAGCGGGTAAAGGCTGCACGTAGTCGAAGAAGCCAAGAGATTGGGATTGAGACAGCTCATAAGAGGTGGGGTGGAACGATCAATGCGTTAACAGGTGATCTTGTTACGCCAAAACAGAATCTTTTCGTAGAAGCTTACTGTGCCACTTTAGATTTTAAGGCGGCCAAAGAATACGCAGGATACGGCAAGACAACAAAAGCCAAGAGCATCATGGCTAATCCTAATGTGATTAGAGCTATTGATAGACGGCAAGCTATATCGAGACAGAAATTGAAAGTAACTGAAGCTGAGATTATCACAGGCTTATTAAAAGAAGCTAAAGATGAAAGCAATGGTTCCCCCGGATCGAGGGTAACTGCTTGGACTCAACTTGGCCGACACCTTGCAATGTTCACAGACAAAAAAGAAATTGATGCGACCCTTTCAATTGAGAGTGTGATTGCCGAGCTTCCTGATCTTGACGATGACGTTATCGAACACGAAGAAGATAGCTACCTCTTTGATGATATGCAGTACGAAGAAGATCATATTGAGTTGTTAGATGAGCACGATCTGCTTATTGATAAAGAAGATGATCATTAATTAGATGACACCTACTGAGCAAAAAAAGCTTCGTGCCATCAAAACAAACTTCCCTTACTTTGCTGCTGCGTGTTTAAACATTAGAGCTAAGAGCGGTCAAGAAGAACGCTTTAAGTTAAACAAAGCTCAGATGTACATTCACCAAAAGATTGAAGAGCAGAAGTCTGAGATTGGTCGAGTAAGAGTGCTGATATTAAAAGGTCGCCAGCAAGGGTGTAGCACCTACGCTGAGGCCCGACTTTACCACAAGGTAAGTCAGAGTAAAGGTAAGAGGGCGTTCATACTTACACATGAGCATGAAGCCACTTCAAACTTATTCGACATGGTTAGACGTTACCATGAGGGCAATCCATTTAGGCCATCAGTCTCTAGTTCAAACGCTAAAGAATTAGTGTTCGATAAGTTGGACTCAGGTTACAAGGTGGGTACTGCTGGTAACAAAGCTGTAGGTCGATCACAAACACTTCAGTACTTCCACGGAAGTGAAGTGGGATTCTGGCCTAATGGCGAGGAACACTTGGCTGGTATTTTACAAGCAGTGCCTTTAGAGAATGACACTGAGGTAATCCTTGAGTCCACAGCTAATGGAGTAGGTGGTGTCTTCTACGACATGGTTCAGACTGCTCAGCGTGGCGAAGGCCAGTACAGATTAATATTTGTACCTTGGTACTGGCAACCAGAGTACAAGATGATGGCTCCTCAATCATTAGAGCTAACCTCTGATGAAATACAAATACAAAAAACCTACGACTTAACAAACGAACAAATGTTCTGGCGTAGGAACAAGATTTACGAGTTACGTTCCGAAGATCTATTCCGTCAAGAATATCCGATGACTGCCAACGAAGCATTCATCTCTTCAGGTCGAACTGTATTCCCTGCGACTTGGTTGATGGCCGCTAAAGATGAGTGTTACTCACCGAAGATTGTGGCTGACATTAATATTAATACGGGCGAGCTGATAGAAAAGAAAGATGGCTGCCTTAAAGTCTGGGATCTACCTAAAACTAACAAACGTTATGTGATTGGAGCTGACGTTGCTGAAGGCCTTGAAAAAGGAGACTTCTCTTGCGCTGATGTGCTGGACGAGAACGGCAACCAAGTGGCGCAATGGCATGGAAAGATTTCTCCTGATCATTTTGGAGAGCTGTTACACGCTTTAGGCATGTTATACCGCAAAGCTTTCATGGGTGTAGAGAGAAACAACCACGGACTTACGACACTAACCATCTTAAAAAACAAAGGCTATCCCAATATCTACATTCAAGAAGAACTTGAGCGTGAATATGATGGAAAGCAGTTCAAGAAACTGGGCTGGTTAACTACAAGTAGATCTAAGCCTTTAATCATAGACAACTTAGCTAGCCTTGTTAGGGATGAGGACAGTGGAATTGTATGTGAGAACACTGTTAGTGAAATGGAAACGTACATTGTAGCTGCTAATGGCTCAACTAACGCCAGAGCAGGGTACTTTGATGACAGAGTTATGTCCTATGCCATTGCAGCGGAGATGTATAGAAGAATGCCGCGTAGTTATGCCAATACAATCGTGAATTTAAGACAATATAAAGCCGCTCAAGCGGGTGTGGGTTATTAAATGCTAATGCAAAACGACAATAGTGAACCGCAAGAGCAGAAAGAAGAGCATCCTGTCGCCCGAAACTTAGTTGGTAAGCTAAAGATACGATTTGATGAGTGGAGTCAGGCTCGTAGTGACATAGAAAAAGACTGGATTGAAGATCTTCGTGCCTTCTCAGCGCTTTATGACAGCACAACACAAGCTGCATTGGACAGTGATCCTAATCGTTCACAGATTTATGTCCGTCTTACCCGTGAAAAAACCATGGCTGCGTATGGTCGCATCATCGATCTACTGTTTCCTAATGGCAGTGACCATCCATGGAGCATCAACCCTACACCTATCCCAGATTTATTTGATGGGCCAACTGAAACTGAAATGAAGCAGACAGCTATCATGGAAGTAATGCAGTTAATGCAACAGATGGAACAGCAAGGAACTCCAATACAAGAAGTTCCAGCAGATTTAGTCGAAGCTCGCGTCAAGGAAATTCTTGATGGGATGAAAGAAGACTTAAAGAAAGAAGCTAAAGTACGAAGTGTACGGATGCAGGAAAAAATTAAAGATCAGTTGCTTGAAGCAAAGTACGAGTCAGTTTACAAGTCGTCCATCATGGAAGCTTGTATTGTTGGTACGGGTGCGATTAAAGGCGCAACTGTTCGGATGGACAAAGATCAAAGATGGACTCAGGACAAGAAGGGTAACTGGGTAACTACATCCAAGGAAACTCCCAAGCCAAATGTAGAACACGTTTCAATATTTGATTTGTACCCAGACCCACATTCAAAAGCGCTGGATGCCTTCTCAGGTATTTTTCACCGCCATGTAATGACTAAGCACCAATTCCGAAAGTTAAAAACTACAGAAGGATTTATTTCGGAAGCTATTACCAATACCATTTCTAGGAATCCAGAAGGCAATCATCTGGAATTGCATCATGAGTTAGAGCGCAGACAGATTGCGGGACACAACTTATCCTACAACTCAGACCGATATGAGGTTCTAGAATTTTGGGGCTTGGTAGATGGTCATGACTTGATCACTGCTGGCTTAGAAGTTAAAGATCCAGAAGTAGAATACGAAGCAAATATATGGTTCTCAGATAACGAAGTAATTCGTGCACGACTGAACCCTATTAGCGCACAGTCAACTCCGTATCACTTATTCCCTTACGAAAGAACACCTCATCAGTTATGGGGAATTGGCGTACCCAAGATGATGCGGGACTCTCAAGCCACTATAAACGCAGCAGTACGAATCTTTATTGATAATCAAGCAATATCATCAGGCCCGCAGGTGGAAGTAAATACATCCATGATTGCACCTGGTTCTGACGTTACGGATATACATCCTTGGAAAATCTGGTTAAGAGAAGGAGGTGATGCAGGGACTCCTATGCTTCGTTTCTACCAACCCCAGAATGTGTCGGCTCATCTGACTACTGTTATTGAGTTGTTTAGACGCTTTGCTGATGAAGAAACGTCTATGCCTTCATATAGTCATGGCCAACATACTCCCGGAATGACTAAGACTGCATCGGGCATGTCCATGTTAATGGGCGCTGCCAGCATAGCAATGAAGTCAGTAATTAAGAACATTGATGATTACGCGACTACACCCTTAATCACTTCTATGTACCACTGGAATATGCGGTGGTGTGTTGACGAGTCTATTAAAGGGGACATGAATGTAGTTGCTGCGGGTTCAACGGCATTAATTGCTAAAGAAGTACGCAGCCAACGTTTAATTCAGTTCATGCAGATGACTGCTAACCCAGTAGACATTCGACTTACTGAGCGAAGAGAGTTGATTAAAGAAGTAGCCAAGTCGCTTGACCTTGATCCAGACAAGATGGTGCCAGAAATGACTGAGCAAGAAGAAGCTCAGCAGAAAGAAGAAGGCGCTAAGGAAATGCAAAAGGCAGAAGCAGCCTATGAGATGGAAATGCAGAGAGTTCAGGCTCAAACAGCAAAAGCTCAAGCACAGGCGCAGCAGGCTATGGCAGATGCTCAAAGATCTATGGTGGATGCTCAAACATTACCTATGGAACGTGAGGCCGAGGCTGCAAGAGACATGGCCTACGCAGAACAGACTAGGCAAGACATTCAGCTAGGAAAAACTCCTGCAGGATTGGATCAGTAGGGTGAGAAAGCCTCGTTTAGATCTTTGGTTTAAACGTATTGATGGTGATCCTGATAGATTCTGTGATGTTCCTATTTCAGTTAGAGCCTATTTAGCCGCAGAACAGATCTCAAACCTTGTTCCTCAAGTATCCCCAGAGGAAAGGTTGTTCTTAGCAGTAATAAGACAAGCAATTTCAGACTTAGGGTGTGTAGATCGGTACAAATCTGCAGACGCTCTTCGCTTTATCAGACGAACAAGCAATCCATTTGCATCCCACCTTGGAATTAGTGAGAACTATATCCGATTAGTGGCGACTGAGTATGGGTTGCTCAAAAAGGAACCAGTATATGGCCACCGTATCGCCACGGTCACAACTATCCAGAGAGGAAGTTGAGTCAGTAATCGGTTTGTCGAGCAGGCTGCCCCATGAATACGGACTCATGATGGATTATGTAGGTCGCCGCTGTGATTTGGCGGCAAAAGAATTAGAAGACCCGTTACTCAGTATAGATCGAGTACGTGTTCTTCAAGGCACTATAAGTGCCCTTCGCATGGTGCTCTCCTTAGCTGAGACAGCAAACAAATCCATAGCGAAATAGCTTTTAGATGGTCGGATAAGCGTAAAAGCCCCGACTGATTTGGAGCGGGTGAAGGAATCCCTGAATTAAAGCCCCCAGAAACGGACAAGGTTGCGATCAGCCCTGAAACCCATCAACGGAGAAGGTAATGACCCCCGAAACAATGCAACGGCTAGAACAAGAAGCCGAAGAAACTTTAAAACTTGCTTATGAGTCCCCCGAAACGGATAAGGAACCAGAAGCCAACCAAGCTGAAGCGCAAGCTGAGGCTGAACTTGAACCACAACAAGCCCAAGAAGCACCAGATGTTGAGGAACCCAAAGCTGAAGCTGAACAGCCGCAAGCAGAGGACAATTCTGAACCATTTATAGCGGATGGGATGACGGTTGAGAACGCGGAAGAGCGAATTAAAAATGCTCAAGCCTCGTATGAACACGCTCGCAAGAAGATGACCCAATCCTCAATGGAAGCGGCCAATCTTCGCAAACAAAACGAAGCCTTGTCTACTGACGTAGCATCACTTAAAGCTCAGTTTGCTCAAGTGGTAAACAGTCAACAGACACGCCCAGATCCTGCAGATGTTCAGTCGGATTCGACTGGAAATAGCGACTCGCTAGATACATTTAGTGAGGACTATGGCGAGGACTTCGACCCCATTGTGAGCCGCATCAAGTCTCAATCTGAAACGATCTCTTCTTTAGATAAAAAGCTTAAAGCGATGGAAAGTTCATCAAAGAAAGCAGAGAAGAAAACAGCACAAGCAGAGCATGAGAAAACTATTCTCGAAGCCCATGCTGATGCGTTTGAAGTTTCTAATACACCCGACTTTCAAGGCTGGGTGCAACGTCAACCACAGAGTGTTCAAGAGTTTCTTCAGACTGGCGCAGCTAGCGATGTAGTTTGGTTACTTTCTTCGTACAAGACTGCTGTAGGACTGACCTCTAATACAAAGGTAAGTCGTGAACAGCAAATTTTGGACGATGCGCGACAGGCGGCCGATCCGACTGTTTCTACTGTTCGTTCCAATCCGGGGGCTGGTAACAGCCAACCTCGATTTACGAGGGATCAGATTGCAAAGATGAGCTTCAGTGATTATGAAAAGTACGCTGAAGAAATTGATGCACAAATGATGGCTGGCCAGCTCTAATAACGAGTTAGAGAAAATCTTCCTAGCTCGCAAATCTTTTTATATTTGTTAGGAATATTATTATGGCACTTCCATTTGCTAACGGCGCAGGCGGCCGCTTTATCCCTGAAGTTTGGAGTAAGAAATTACTTGTAAACTTTTATAAAACCACAGTGTTGGACGCTATCTGTAACACAGACTACCAAGGCGAGATCTCTGGCCAAGGCAGTAAGGTAAATATCCGCAACACTCCAGTTGTAGGTATTTCAGATTACGATCCAGCTGCTGCAACACCAATCACTAGCTATGATTCCCTAAGCGATACTTTGGTGGAATTAGTCATCGACAAAGCTAAGATCTTTAAGTTCAAGGTTGACGATGTACTGGCAGCTCAGTCTGATATTCCACTAGTTAACGAGGCAACTCGTGACGCTGGTGAGCGTATGAAGATTGCAGTTGATAGTGATGTTTTAACTGGTATTTACACTGGCACTGCTGCTGGAAATATCATTGGTGGCGCAGCGTATGCTAATGCCATACAGCTCACTGCAGCTAATGTCATTGATAATATCATTGATATGGGTAACAAGCTGGATGAAGCTGATATTGCTGAAACAGGACGCTGGTTAGTCCTTCCACCTTGGGTCTGTTCAATGATCAAGAAGTCTGATCTTCAGAACGCTAACCAGTCAGGTGATTCTACCTCGATTGCGCGTAATGGA